TGGATATAACATTAGCGCCCAAGAGCGCCACCTTTGGCGCTTTTCCTTTATGATAGGGCATAATGGGAGGGTTCACGCCCTGCCGGTTGCTAGTGTTCCGGTCTGTCAACCCATTATGACCCTGCCACCATTTGACAGTGGTGGCCTAATTAAAGGAAACACTGCAATGAATACCTCTACTTATATAGACATGGAATTGTCCGAGATTGAGGCGATACTTTCTGCCTGCATCGCCTTGGCTGAAGCCCTTGATGATGACGCGCTGCTTCGCCAGCGTAACAGTCTCATCACCCTTTTTTATGTCATGCGCCAGAAATGCCAAGCCGCCGAGCAGGCCACCGCCGCCACACCCGCCACTCTTAACGTGAGGGTCGCAGCATGAACGCGCTCCAGCTTTTCAACTTTGAAGAAAATGCCGTCCGTGTAGTTGAGCAGGATGGCGAACCCTGGTTCGTTGGCAAGGATATTTGTCAAGTGTTGACTATTGAAAAACACCATCAGGCACTAGCCGATCTTGACGCAGACGAAAAGGGTACCTGTAGTGTAGGTACCCAATACAACAGAACGAACAACAGGGGCGGCAACAGCCGCGAAATGATCATCATTTCCGAAGCTGGCGTTTATAATCTGATTTTTCGTTCTCGCAAACCGGAGGCCAAACGTTTCAAGCGTTGGGTAACGCATGATGTGTTGCCAGCCATCCGCAAGGATGGTGCCTATGTGATGGGCGAGGAACATGCACGGGATCGGGATGATTTACTGGCGCAAACGGTTAATGCGATCAACAGCAAGCTGGAACGACTTGCCGATGAATTGGGATCAGTCCTGCCCAAAGCACAAGCTTGGGAAGAATTTGTTAATTCCGAGGGTCTCTACTGCTTGCAAAATGCCGGACGGGCTTTGAGCTTCCGTCCCAAGCTGGCTATCCGGTGGATGGAAGAGAAGTTTTTACATCGGCAGGGCGGTGTTCTGGTTCCCTATCAGCAGTATATCAAGCGTGGGCTTTTTGAGGTCAAGAGCGTTACCTACCCAGATGGCAAGCGTTCCAAACTGCAAACTTTCGTGACCCCGAAGGGGCTTGAGTATTTGAGCGAGAGGCTACCACAGGATTTGAAGTCGGTTGCCGCATGAGCAAGCCTTTGAACAAGCAGCCGATGGGGGAACTTTTGCTCCTCCATTTGCAAAGTGGCAAGAGTATCACCAATATGGAGGCGCAAGCCTTGTGGCGGTGTCGTGCCTTGCCAAAACGCATTTCCGAGTTGCGTGAACAAGGTCATGACATCAAGGCTGAGTGGCGCAAGGATACAACGGGTCAGTCTTATGTCCGCTACACATTGAATGTTTCATGAGTGGCGAGAGTACACTTGTTGCCCATGAACCCTGCCCTGAATGTGGTAGCCGCGATAATCTTGCCCGTTATTCAGATGGACATGGGTTTTGTTTTGGCTGCGGCTATTGGGAGCGCGGTGACAGGGAGAGCCGAGAGAAAGGAGCAACCACCATTACACAAAATGATAACAATAACGATCTAATCCCTGCGGGGCGAGCGATAGAATTAAGTCGCCGCCGGATTACCCAAGAAACCTGTGCCAAATGGGGATACACGGCCTCTTCTTATAATGGTGAGAAGGTTCAGGTTGCCAATTATAAAGATTTGAGCGGCAAGACTGTGGCGCAAAAGCTGCGATTTTCTGGCAAGAAATTCAAGTTTATTGGTGATGCCAAACGTGCTGGCCTTTATGGGCAGCATATCTGGCGGGATGGGGGCAAGCGCGTGACGGTGACGGAAGGTGAGCTTGATGCACTGTCGGTTAGTCAAGTGCAGAACAACAACTGGCCGGTTGTATCGCTTCCCAATGGTGCGCAAGGTGCCAGACGTGCCTTGCAACAAGCGTTTGAATGGCTGGATAATTTTGACGAGATTGTCCTGATGTTTGACAATGACGAGGCGGGGCGCAAGGCTCTAGAAGATTGTTCAACACTGCGGTTCAAGGCGGGCAAGCTGAAGGTGGCGAAGTTGCCCCTCAAAGATGCCAGTGAGATGCTACAAGCCGGACGTGGGCCAGAGATTGTTCAAGCAATTTTTGAGGCCAAGAGCTATCGACCAGATGGTATTGTAGCCGGTCACGAGATGTGGGAGACGCTTAATGCGCCTGATGATGAGGGGTCGATAGAGTTGCCCTTCACAACCTTGGGCAACATGACCTTGGGGATGAGGCTGGGTGAGCTTTGGACATTCACGGCGGGGTCGGGGATTGGGAAATCCTCCATTGTGCGTGAGGTTGCCTATCATCTCATCAAACAGGGTCATACCGTTGGCATGATTATGTTGGAAGAAAACACCAAGCGCACGGCGCGTGGCCTGATTGGTTTGGCGTTGGACGCCCCTGCCCATGTTGTGTGGCATGATTTGTCTGAAGAAGACAAACGCCGTGGTTTTGACGCGACATTGGGTACGGGTCGGGTTTATCTTTATGATCACTTTGGTTCAACCGACATTGACAATATTGCCGCCCGTATCCGCTATATGGCGGCGGGTTGTGACTGCAATATCATTGTGCTTGACCATCTCTCCATCATTGTTTCCGGTGTTGACGAGGGTGAGGAGCGGCGGCTGATTGACAATATCATGACGGGGCTGAAAGCTTTGGCGATGGAACTCAACATTGCCATTTTGCTGGTGTCGCATTTGAAGCGTCCAAGTGGCGACAAGGGTCATGAGGACGGAGCAAGAACGTCACTGGCGCAGTTGCGAGGGTCGGCGGGCATTGCCCAATTGTCGGATTTTGTCATTGGGGCTGAGCGTGACCAGCAATCAGAGAGTAAAAACATAACCACCCTACGGGTACTTAAGAACCGCTACACGGGTGAGACCGGTGAGGCGGGCTGGCTTGAATATAGCCCTGAGACGGGACGGTTGAGCGAAGTAGTAACAAACCCATTTGAAAAAGGAGAAGTGTATGACTTTAGCGGAACAGATGCTACAGAAACTTTCTAAGATTATTTGTCACCTTTGGGAGGCAGAAACATTAGCGGAAGAGATGAAGCCGCCGCGTGAGAGTGTAGAATTACAAGCGGCACAGATGAGTACCCGCTGCCTCATTCATTATATAAAAGAGGCAATGGAGGCATTAGAAGATGACATCAAATCTTGTATGCCTGAAGGGGAGTAACTTTGAAACTCCTGTTTGACTGTGAGACAAACGGGCTTCTCGACACCACCAACACCATTCATTCTCTCGTTCTCAAAGATCCTGACACCGGTCAAGTCTGGTCATTATATGGCGAGAACATCGGCCAAGGGCTAGAGTTACTCTCTATTGTAGATGAAATCATCGGCCACAACATCATCAAATTTGACTTGCCCGTATTGCAAAAAATCTACCCCAACTTTGCCCCAAAGGGGAAGGTGTTGGACACGCTTGTTTTGTCGCGGCTGTTCTGGCCGTCGATTGAGGAGACGGATCATGGCCTTGTCAAGAAGGGATTGCTGCCTAAAAAACTGCTTGGGCGTTATTCGCTGGAAGCTTTTGGGCATCGTCTGAAAAAATGGAAGGGCGATTATGCTCAACTGATGAAAGAGCGTGGCCTTGATCCATGGGCGCAGTGGTCAACAGAGATGCAGGATTATTGCGAGCAGGATGTTGAGGTCACCCATGCTTTATATGAAAAGGCTTGCCGTGTGTGGGCGGGTTATGATCGTGACTATCAAAAACTGCGTGATGCGTATTTGAGCCGCCGCCAGCATCCAGATGATGTACCGGTGATACCGATATCGGATAAAGCTGTCTGGTTGGAGATGGACGTGGCGAGGATAATAGCACGGCAGGAAAGATGGGGCTTTGCCTTTGACCGGCAAGGTGCTGAACAGCTTTATGTGAGGCTTCTGGCTGAGCGTGAGAAGCTGGAACGTGAGTTGAGAAAAGTCTTCGGGTCATGGTTCATGGCAGATGGCGATGTTGTGACGTGCAAACGCACCCGTACCGTGAAGGCGAGCAACACAATTTATGAGAAAGGCAACCAGTATCAGAACATCAAATATGTAGAGTTCAATCCAAACTCAACCCATCATATAGCCTCTAGGTTGAAGCATCTTTATGGCTGGCAACCGGAGGAATTTACCCCTTCCGGCCAACCGAAACTGGATGAGAGTATTTTATCCAAGCTGCCTTACAAAGAGGCCAGACTGTTATCGCGTTACATGATGCTGGCGAAGCGGATTGGGCAGGTGGCGGAGGGTAATCAGGCGTGGTTGAAAAAGGAAGTGGGAGGTCGCATTCACGGCTCGGTGATGACCTTGGGCGCGGTGACGCGGCGCATGACCCATTCCAATCCGAATATTGCACAGGTGCCTAGCAATGGTGCGCCTTTCGGGGAAGAGTGCCGCGACCTGTTTCAAGCAAGTGATGGTTATGTGCTGGTTGGCTGTGATGCGGATGCTTTAGAGCTTCGCTGTCTTGCGGGTTACATGGCAAAATATGATGGTGGCGCGTATATTGACACCATCTTGAAGGGTGACAAATCGCTTGGCACCGACATGCACTCAGTCAACGCACGGGCTTTAGGGCTTGACCCAAAGGCACTTTATCCAGTTGAAAGTCGTCAAGTATTAGGGCGCGACATAGCCAAAACATGGTTCTATGGCTTCCTCTACGGCGCGGGTGATTTAAAACTGGCCCAGCTTCTGGGCGCAACCGGCACTAACAAGCAGATCATTGCGAGAGGCAAGCAAGCCCGCGCCAGTTTCCTGAAGGCCTTACCCGCCTTGGATGAGCTGATTATCAAGGTACGCAAAAAGGCGATGCGTGGCTATCTGATGAGCCTTGATGGTTCCAAGCTGAAGATACGCTCCCCCCACGCGGCGTTGAATACGCTGTTACAATCGGCAGGGGCAATCATCATGAAACAGGCTTTGGTTTTGTTGGATGCAAAACTGCAGGAGAAAGGGCTTCAACCTTCTCGTGATTATGAGTTTTGTGCCAATGTACATGATGAATGGCAGATTGATGTCAAGCCCAGCTTTGCCGCTTTGGTATCTTCTCGTGCTGAATGGGCGATTGAGGAGGCGGGCAAGGTTTTGAACTTTGCCTGTCCGCTTAAGGGCAACAGTGTGCTAGGGATGTCATGGCGTGACACGCACTAAAAAACAAGAACAACGCCGCAGCAAGGGTGGTGGCTACCTCTATGTCATCACCAATCCGGCGTGGCCGTCTTATGTCAAGATTGGCCGCACCATCAATATCAATTCAAGATTAAGAACCTATCAAACAGGAGATCCAAACCGTGGATATATTCTTCATTATTTCCGTTATTTCAATGAGGTTTGCCGAGCTGAAAGAACGTTGGCGCGGGCTTTTTGCGGGGTCAAGGTGGCAGGTGAATGGTATCAACTGCACGCGGAAGATGCTGCCAACCTCATCGACCTTACAGCAAGCCGAATGGGAGAGGCAAGTTCAAGAGCACCATCTTAGAAACAAATATGGCATTGCGGCCATGATGGCAGGAGAGGATGGCTGATTTTTATTATGTCATCAAGCATGCCTCAACCGGTAAATATCTGGCTGACAGTTTTTATCACCTGCAATGGACCGATCATCTGGGCAAGGCGAAGAGATTTACCCAAGCTGGGGCGCAATATGCCGCCTGTAAATCATACGATACAAAGTCTGTTCTTGTGCATGTATGCGAGATTGATGAGACGCAGATAGAGGAGGCAGAAATTGATGACAACACTGCTGATTGATGGTGACATTTTTATCTTCAAGGCTTCCATTTCGTCACAAGTAGTGGCTGATTTTGGTGAGGGGCAATGGGGTATGAGTGCGGATTTGCCAACAGCTAAAATTCGTCTTGATGAGACGCTTGAGCAAATCAAGACAACACTCAAGGCGGGTAAAATTGTCATTGCCCTTTCAGATAAACAAAACTTCCGCAAGCAGATTATGCCTTCTTACAAATCCAATCGCAAGGATACACAAAAACCCCTGTTGCTTGAACCGTTGCGTCAATATGTACGTGACAGTTATGACTTTTTTGAGCGTCCCACACTGGAAGCCGATGATGTGTTGGGCATTTTGGCAACCAACCCAAAAATCATCAAGGGAGACAAGATTATTGTCTCCAGTGATAAGGACATGCGCACCATTCCCTGCACGCTCTTCAATCCAGACTGGCATGAGGAACCGGAAGAGGTCACGCTTGCCCAAGCTGATTATAGCTTTCATGTGCAAATTCTCACCGGCGACAGGGTTGATGGTTATGACGGCTGCCCCAACGTCGGCAAGATAAAGGCGGCGCGACTTCTGGCAGATAGTGACCCGCAAGATTATTGGCGCATTATTGTTGAGCAATATGAAAAGGCCGGTCAAGGGGAGGTAGATGCGCTCACAACCGCACGGGTGGCGCGAATTTTACGCCATGAGGATTATAATTACAAGGAGAAGAAACCATGTCTTTGGACACCAAAGATAAACCGGATAGAGAAATAAAAAGACGTAAAATAATTGGACTTTATTCACCCGCGCCACAATCAGGCAAGACAACTTTAGCCAACTTTTTAGTTGAGAATTTTAACTTTGAGCGGCGTTCTTTTTCCACACCCTTGAAGCATATGGTCAATAACTTGTTGCTTTTTAGCGGGATTGACGCAACCACGGTTATCCAACTTGGCAGTGAGGCCAAGGAGGCTCCCATACCGCTGATGGGTAACAAGAGCTATCGGGAGTTATGCCAGTCATTGGGTATGGATTGGGGACGTTTGTCTGTTGATGATGGGCTTTGGGTGAAGATTGCTCTTGGCAGTGATGGTGATGACACAAGGCCGCTTGTGATTGATGATGTGCGTTTTGCCAATGAATATAGGGCAATCCTCCGGCGCGGTGGCGAGATATGGCGGATATCGCGTGAGGAAGCCACAGTTCCCAACGATCATCCTAGTGAGGGCTTGCTGGAACAACTGTCTTTTGACCGACATCTTACCAACAACGGCAGCAAACAGGAATTATTTTCCCAATTGATTATAAAGGAGACTTGAAAAACAGATGTGCATGTTTAGCAAACCCAAAACGCCCCCGCCCTCTATTGTGCCAAAGCCACCAGAACAGCCGGAGAAGCCACCAGAACCTGTGGAGGTCAAGAAGGATGGAGGCTTGAAAAAATCCAGACGTAAAAATCCATTACGCATTGAGCGGAAAGGTGGTGGCGGCACTCCTGCTTCCGGTGTTTCCATATGATGAGTGCGAAG